TCTTCGCCCGCTTGCTGACGTGCCACATCATCGCCAACGCTCCAGGGCCGACGATGCTCTTGCAGGCCACCGACCCCGAGGCCAAGGACTTCGCCCTGCGTTACCTCCGCCCGGTCTGGAACAACTGCCCGCCCGTCAAGGCACGGCTTTCTCTCGAAGACCTCGACCGCTCGACGACGGCGGACTTCGACCGCATGACGCTTTACTGTCGCGGCATCTGGAACGAGGCGAACCTTCAGCGCCTGTCCTTACGCTACGTCATCGCCGATGAGTGCTGGATGGCACCGCCCGGACACTTGGCCGAAGCAAGCGCGCGCGTCACGGCGTTCGGCTGGATGGGCAAGCGGGTGTTCATGTCGCAGGGCGGTTCTGCTGGGCAGGAGTTCCATCAGCTGCACGAAGGCACGGACCAGCGTGACTGGAATATGCGTTGCCCGAAGTGCGACCACCTTCAGCCCTGGCTGTGGGAGCAGATCAGGTTCCCCGAGGACGCGAAGGCGACGGGCACATGGGACTTGCACAAGGTCAGCATCGGCACGACCTACGAGTGCGCGGGATGTCGGACGCACCTGCCCGACACGAACGCTTCACGCCTCGAGGCTAATGCGCGTGGTGCCTTTGTGGCTACAGCCACCTCGTCCAACTCCGGGCACATCGGCCTGCATTGGAACTCGCTGGCCTCCATGAGCTGGGGCGAGCTCGGCGTCCTGATGCTCAAGGCCAAGGCATCGGCTGACGAGTACGGCGACGAGGAACCGCGACGCATCTTCAAGCAGAAGCGGCTGGCCCTTCCCTGGAGCCAAGAGGGCGGCGAGATGGTGTCGCTTGCCGAGGCCGCCAACTACAAGATGGGCGACGACTGGGACGCGGAGGCCGTGATCACCCCGAAGGCCAAGGTCGCCGACCGCGAAGGCGCACCGACAGGAAGCATCCCTTTCCGCACGATGGGCGTCGACGTTCAGGGCGAAGGCAAGTTCTGGGTAGTCGTTCGCCGTTGGGCGAAGTCGGGGCATAGTCGCCTGATGGCCTTCGCCAGCATCGACTCATGGGGCAACGTCGAGGCGTTCGCAAAACTCCATGGCGTCCATCAAGCCCTAGTCCTTGTCGACTCCGGCTTTTCTGCGAGTACCGTTTATCGCGAGACGGCAAAGCGTGGATGGAAGACAGCCAAGGGATCGGGTAATGACGACTTCGCTGTGACCTCTAGGGACGGCCAGACCACCCGGCGCTTCTATTCTGAGAAGCAGTCCATCGTCGTCCCTGGCATCCCGCAGCGGGCGACCCTCATCCTCCATAGCAATCTCGGAAACAAAGACCTCCTGCACGGCCTCCGCGCCCGCAAGGTCTGGACCTATGCCCAAGACGCAGGCGAGTCCTACGTTTCTCAGCTGAGTGCTGAAATCAGGGTAAAGGATAGCCGGAGCGGAAAGCCCCAGTGGATACTCCCGCAGGGCAAGAAGGATAACCACGCTATGGACTGCGAACTCCTTTGCCTTCTTGCCGCCGTCCGTTGGGGCATCGCCGGCAGGGAAGTTTCGGAAACCGACTTGCCTTCCGCATGAGCCCGGGCAACCTGTCTGCAAGGGTACGGCGTTTAGTGTTGTGGGTGGAAGAGACTCATGGCGTGGGCTGGGCGTCGTACCCCCTCTCTTCCTTCCATTCGGGGCATATCTAAATGGCTTCCGGCATCTTCATCGGCCTCACTGAGTGCGAACTCCTTGCAATCCGCAGCAAAGCGGTGGCCCTTATCACGGAGGGAAAGACCCTCATGTCGTACTCGGACAGCGGGTCGTCGGCGTCGAAGTCCATGGTCATGCCCGCCAAGGAGATGCTTGCGGAAGCCCAGTACGCCCTCGGCATCCTCGACCCTAAGCAATATCCTGGCTCGGTCCGCAAGAACGTCATCGCCGTCCGCTGGGACAACCGACAAATCTAAACATGGCATTACCCAAAAAGAAGCCCGCGATCAAGAAGCCCGCCCCTCCCGTCAAGGCGACGAAGGGAACGCCCAAGGCGTCGGCATGGTCGTCCAACTTCCAGAACGCCGGGATGTCGTTCGCCCGCCGTGCGTGGTACGGCTCGGCGCCTCAAGACGCCCGCAAGGACGTCAACTCCTACGACCGCCTTCAGCTTCTCCAGAAAGCCCGCTACGCCGAGAAGAACTACCCTTCGATGGTGCAGTACGTCAACGACATGGTGATGTACGTCGTCGGCGATGGCATGAAGCCTACGAGCCACGCCCAAGACCCGCTCAAGGCGCGTCTCTACGAGGACTATTACTACCGCGAAACCCGTAAGGCGGACATCACGGGTCGCTTCACGGGCGAGCAACTGCAAAGGATTATCGTCCACACTTGGGCGGTCGACGGCGAGATGTTCGCCCTCAAGGTCCGTGACGCCGCCGGCAAAGCCAAGACTCAGCTCATCGAAGGGCATCGGGTCATCAGCCCGACCGACGCCAAGCAGATCACCCCGGACACTTGGGACGGCTTCGTCTTCGGTCCCTACGGCGAACTGAAGGGCATCTGGGTGCAGAACACGGACACGACCTTCTCCTTCATCTCTGCCGAGTCGGTCCTGCACATCGCCAACCAGCAACGTATCTCGGCGGCGCACGGCATCCCCCCGATGCAGCAGGCCTTGAACTCGATGCAGGACCAGACGGAAATCATCGAGCTGGAGAAGCGGGCCGTCAAACAGGTGACGGACGTGCCTTCGGTGCTGACCAAGAACGGCGGCTTCGCCGACAACAGCCTCGTCGCCGACCTCAACGGCGTGACCGCCTCCGATATGTCGAACATCAGTTCGCAGATGGGCGGGAAACTGCTGGTCCTTGAACCAGGAGAAGACCTGAAGAGCGTCACCCCGAACTTCCCTCGCCAGTCGATGGATATGTTTAACACCATCCTCGCCCGCATGATCGCAAGCGGCGGCCTGCCCTACGAGGTGGTCGGAGACGGCAGCAAGGCCGGCTCGGCTTTGGTTCGTCTGGTCCTCGGCAAGGCTGACCGATATGTCGGTCAAATCCAATGCATGGTGCATGACGAATACTGCGTGCCCGACTGGCAATGGCGCATCGCCGACGGCATCGCCAAGGGAGAACTGCCCGACGATCCGAACTGGGCTGACGTCGAGTTCAGCGTCCCGCAGACCCCATCCATCGACAACGGACGCGACTCGGCAAACGACCGCGAAGACCTCCGGGCTGGACTGACCTCCTTCTCCGCCGTGTCCAAGAAGCGTGGCGGAGACTTCCGCAAGACCTTCAAGGAACTGGTCGAGGACATCGTCTTCGCCAAGGACGTGACGGCGGCGACGGGTGGCAAGGTCTCCTTTGAGGAGGCCATGCAGCGCTTCACCAATATGCAACCCAAGGCCGAGATGGAGGAGTCTCCAGAGGACGAGGCTGAGGACGCAACGGAAGCGGTCGACGACCCCGAAGACGGCTCCTCTGGCCTTGAGATGCCCGGCAACAACGACACCTTACCCGCCTAACTTCATACCATGCTACGCTTTCTCAACAACGGTCTCCAAGGCCGCGAAGCCCTCCTCATCGACCCCGCCAAGGCGACCGACGCCAAGGCATTGGCCGAGAAGTACGCCTTCACGGATGTACTCGCCAAGCTCTTCGGCGACCGCCCTCAAGCCTATGTGCGTGCGGACGGCATCGGCGTCATCCCCGTGATGGGGGTCATCGGCAAGGGCGTCTCGCCCCTGGAGCGGATGATGGGCGCCGCCGACATCGACCAGATTTCCGCCGACATCGACGCGATGGAAGCCGACTTTGCGGTCAAGCGGATTGCCTTCCACGTCATCTCCCCCGGCGGTACGGTGACGGGCGTGCCCGAACTCGCCTCCAAGATGCGCCGCATCAGCAAGCCGACCCGTGCTTTTGGCGAGGAAGCCAACAGCGCCGCCCTATGGATCGCTGCGGCTGCGGACAGTTTCGTGGCCCTGCCTTCGGGCTCCATCGGTTCCGTGGGCGTCTACATGGTCATCCCAGATTACAGCCAAGCCTACGCCGACGCGGGCGTGCGGATGGTGGTCATCAAGTCCAGCCGCTCCCCTCTGAAGGGCGCCGGCATCGAAGGCACGTCCTTGACGGCCGAGCAGATTGCCGACCTCCAGAAGCAAGTCGACGCCATCGACGAGGACTTCATCGAGTCCATCAAGATGACCCGCGTGAACGCCAAGGACGCCGCCTTCACGGGTGGTTCCTTCTCCGGCAAGGAAGCCGCGAAGCTTGGTCTTGTGACCGGGCTTGCCGACTCCCTTGAGGAAGCCCTCAAGACTTGGGCTTAACCCCTCGTTTTATTCCAAACAAAGCAATTACAAGATGACCATCGAAGAACAGCTCTCGACCGTTGAAACGCTCGCCCAGGCGTTGACCGCCGAACGCGACGACCTCCGCTCCACCGTGGAGAAACTCACCGTCGGCGCCGCTGACGAACTGACCGCCGTGAAGGCCGAAGTCGTCACCAAGGACGCCCGCATCTCCGAGCTGACCGTGGCCTTTGAGGCCGCCACCGCCGAGATCGCAACTCTCAAGGCTTTGGTCTCCGACCTCGAGGCCTCCAAGGTCTCCGCTTCCAAGGAAGCCGCCAACATCGTCGCCAAGACCGGCTCGCAGCCCGTCCTTGCGGAACAGCCCGCCGTGCAGACCGAGAAGTCGGTCGAGCAAATCCGCGAGGAGTACTCGACGATGAAGCCCAGCGCCGAACGCGTCGCCTTCCTCAAGAAGCATCAAGCGGCCATCCTCTACGGCCGCACCAAATAATTTCCCTTCACCCCTAAATACTAAATACACCTATGGCTAATTCTGGTTTCGACCTCGCTCCGGCCGCTCTCGCCGACATCATCGTCGCCGACGTCCGCCCGAAGCTCCCCATGCTCGACGTCTTCACGACCCTCGCGCAGTCCCCTACCGATCGCGGTATCTCCATCGACGTCCCGTTCGTCGCTGGTGACGACGCCATCGTCTTCGACAAGGCCTCCGGCGGCTACCGCCAGACTGGTGATGCCGACATGACCAAGGCCACCGTCAACCTCGTCCACTACCATGCGACCCGCTCGTTCGACGCGCAGGAACTCGCCGCTTGGGGCCCGGAAGGCGTCATCAACGCTTTCAAGGAAGAAGTCCAGGCCAAGATCGTGAAGAAGGTCAACGCCGCCGTTGCCGCCCTCGTCACGAACGCCAACTACTCCAGCAACGTGGTCATCGCCGCCGCCGACTTCGACTACAATGACGTGGTCGACCTCGACATCGCCCTCGACGACCTCCTCGCCCCTGAGCAGCGCGGTCTCGTCCTCAACTCCTCCTACATCGGCGCTCTCCGTAAGGACGCCAAGCTGACCTCCGCGTTCAACACGCAGGGCGACAACAGCGTGGTCCGCACCGGCATCGTCGGCAACATCGGCACCCTGCAGATCATGCAGTACGCTGGTCTCCCGAACAACAGCGAAAACCTCGTCGGTTTCGCGGCCGCCAAGGACGCCATCGCCATCGGCACCGGCTCGGTCTGGTCCGCCGGCACGAACTCGGCCGTCGCTACCATGGGTGGTCTCTCCATCCTGGTCGAGTCCGAGTACACGGGTGGCATCCTCTACTTGACCGCCGCAGTTCGCTTCGGTGCCGCCAAGGGCCGCTCGAACCTCAAGCGTATCAAGAGCGCGTAAGCGGTGCGGCGTTAGCCGCATAAACGAGACCCCCTTGGGCAACCTTGGGGGTCTTTTGTTTTTCTACCAAATCGGGCAAAGGTGATGAGCCTCTACGGAAACGAGTTTTTGGACGACGCGAAGGAGATGATTGCCGACTTCGGCGTGGCTGGTTCCGCCAACTCGGGGGCCATCACCTTCCAATGCCTCATCTCCGACCCCGCCGTCCAGACCGTCCTTGAGGCAGGGGGGTATATGGAGCGGACCCAGTACACGGTAAGGGTGCCCGCCGTAACGGCCTCCTGGAGCCTCCCAGATGGGTCTAATGGGGCATCGGCGGCCCTACTGTCCGCTGGCGTCCCCATCGCCTCCCTTGCCCAGGGGAAGAAAATCGTGGCAGGGGGCAAGACCGTCCGCATCACGACCCAGACCTACAAGCCCGGGTCGGCGTGGATCACGCTCGTCGTCATCGACGACAACCAGTAACCCGCCGTGGTGAAGGTTGAAATCGTCCCGAAGTCCTACGCCGAGTTTAAGACGACGCTGGAGGACATCGCTAGGATGCTGGGCGTGGCCGAGAAGGACGTAGCCAAGAAACAAGCTGCGCTCATCTGCGAGGACATGGCTCGCTTCACTCCCCCGCTGGTCAAGGGTGGCGGTCAGGGTCTGTCGAAGGCCGCCCAGACAGCCGGCGACGGCGCCGTGGCAGGGGACATCCGCAAGATGTTCGTGGCAGTAGGCGACCGCAACATCTCCAGCCAGAAGGCCATCGTGTTCCGCACGCTCGCCCACGCTACCCAGACCAACAACCGCGCCATGTTCGACAAGGTCGTGCGACGCTCCAGCCTGGAGTCCCTACGCATCTCGCCGATCATGACTAAAATCCTGAACGACCCGAACTATGACCGGGCGTTCCTGAAGGCCCGCAACTACCTGAACCGCGTCCCCCTTAAGGTCAACGAGTATGGCCTTGAGTATGCGACCGACCTTCGTGCCCATCACAACCGAATCAAGGCCAAGTTCGGCGGACGCATGAAGCGAGGCCAGAAGCTGGGCGAACCTCGCCTCCTGGTCGAAAGCAAGAAAGACTTGGACGACTACATCAAGGAGCGACAGGTCGCGGTCGGTAAGACGAAGGCGGCTTGGCTGCGGGCACTGATGGGACTGCCGATGCCATCCGGCAAGAACGGCCCAATCAACTACGGGGCCGACTTACGCAAGGCTAGCTACATCGCCCGACACGCTGGGGCCGGCGGTTACTCTCGCGCAATTGAAACTGCCAAGGACTACATGATTACAATCGGCAACCTGATGGGCAATGTGAACGCCATCGCAGACGAGGCCAACACGATGGCCTTGGCCCTTGGCAACCGTGACCGCCAGATGAAGGCTGACATGGAGCAGTATGTTGAGCGCACAATCCGGCGCATCAAGGCAGGCCGCAGGAGTTAAGCCTTGTCGCCACGGACCCGGACGAACACCGGGTGACGCAGTGAGCCCTTCGGGGTCTTCATCTGGAAGTCTACCTCGGCGACCTTGCCGATGAGCTGAGAGCGGTTAGCCAGGAGTTCGCGGCGGGTGGCCTCGTCCATGCCCGTGCCGACGCTGACATCACGGCGACCGCAGCGCACGACGATGTGACCAGCCATGCCGGCGCACTTGCCCGAACCTTCGACGATGTCCACGATCTGGCCGTCGGTGGTGTCGCAGTCCTTGACCTTAAGCCAAGCTCTGGAGCGGACGCCGTGGCGGTAGGTGGCGGTCGTGTCCTTGACCATGGCACCCTCGAAGCCCTCGGCGGTAAAGCGGACGAAGGCTTCCTCGGGGGTGCAGGAGACGCTCGGGATGAGCAGGATGGAGGAAGGGTAGGACTGAGCGAACAAAGCCTCCAGAGAGGCACGGCGGGTGCTGTAATCACCATCGCAGGAGGGGATGTCGAACAGCCAGATGCGGGCATCGTCGGCAGGGGCTTCGGAGCGGAGGTCGCCGACAGAGGTGAAGAACGACTGCCCGGACACGGCCTCGCCGTCGAGCGTCCAGAGGCCAGCACGATCAGCGAGCAGTTCGAGCACCTCGCCAGCCAAGTGCTCGAGGGAGGACATCGGGTTGCCATTACGGGTGGCAAAGGAGACGCGGCGGGTGTCGAGGTCGGCGGTGATGATGACGCGGAGGCCATCGACCTTGGGCTCGCAGACATACGAGGCCGGCAGTTCGCCATCGTAGAGGCGGGCCAGCATGGCGGTGCTACGGGCCTTCACGGCGCGGGGCTTAGGGATATGGGGCACGGCCTTCTCGAACATGGCGAAGAAGTCGGCAAGGGCTTGGTCCTGTTGGCAGATCATCGGTGAGCGGGATAAGTAGACCACCCCCACCCCCGTCCGTCAAGCCCCTTTCCCTACCAATCAGGGCAAAGGAAATGGGCACCAAGAGCATCCGGCACATCGTCGAGTCCACCCTCGCCACCTACCTCTCGACCCAGACTGGGCTGACCACCGTCACCTTCCTGACCGGGGACAGCGCCGCGACCCAGACCCTGCCCAAGGCCGTGGTCCTCTGCGACTCTGCCCGCAACCCTGCCGACCTCCCCGAAGGCGCGGGCAACTACTCCTGCTCGGTCCGCATCACCCTTTTCTCCAACGCCGACGACACGACCCTCGCCGACCACCGGGCCCGCTGCGCCGCACTGTCCGGCAATATGCGTGACCTGACCAGCATCAAAGCGGCCTTCACGGCCAGCGGGGATGCGACCTGCTACGACGTCACGATCGGCTCCGAAGATGAGGGCATCGACGAACGCTCCTGGGCGACCGCTTTCTCCTTTGACGTGCTGGTGGTCCTGCCTGCCGCGTAACCTTCCAAACCCTGCATATTCAAATGGCCGCCATCTCTAACGGAACGACCTGCATCTACGGAGTTGCGGGCACTGTCTCTAACCTCTTTGTCCAGAGCTACAGCCTGTCGTCCTCCTTCAACGCGGACGTGACTGTCGTTGACGAGACTGGCCTGACCAAAACGCACCGACTGGACGACCGTAAGTCTGAAATCACCATCGAAGGCATTGCCAAGACGACCTCGATGCCGGTGCTCGGCGCCGCCCTGTCCTTCACGGTCAACACCCTCTCGGCCTACCCGGCTGGCTCGGCCTCCGCGTCCTTCGTCGGCACGATCACCAAGATTGACGACAAGGGCTCCAACAAGGGCTTCACGGCTGTGACCATCACGGCCATCGACTACGAAGGCATCACGCCTGCCTAATTGACTTCCCCGCAAAGGGGGTAGCATCAAGGAAGTGGACCGCCGCTTCTTAAATGCCTATGTCGACCCGGCGCCTTTTCGGTTGCTGGGTCGAACTATGTATCCGTGGTGTCTTAAGTACCGCGTGCGTCTGATGGCCTTTGACTCCCCGCTGGTCACTGGCTCTCGCGGCATCAGCCCTGCCGACCTGCTCTTCGCCTGCAAGGTCTGCGCCGAGGAACCCCTAGGGGGCAAGATAGGCTGGGTCGACGAGCTGCGGATAATGTCACTGTCCCGCAACCCGGCCAAGTTTGAGCGCCTGCTGGAAGCCTTCGCCGGCTACATCCTCGTGCAGGACTGGCCGAAGTTCTGGGAGCAGACCAAGACCAAGTCTGGGGGCGGTGACAAGGGCGTGCCATGGCCGCTGTCCATCGTCGCCAACCTCATCGCGTCTGGCATTGAAGAGAAGCGGGCTTGGGAGATGCCGGAGTGTCAGGCCATCTGGCTCAACTCCGCCCTGGCTATCCGCAAGGGTGCCGACGTGGCGATCATGTCGCCCGAGGAAGAAGCGTTCATGGCCGAAGAGGAAGCCAAGGAGAAAGCCGCCGCGACCCCTTCCAATCCTGCAAAGGAAACACCTGACGATGGCACAATCCCTGGAGCTTAACATCAAGACGACTTCGGACGTCCCGCAGGCCATGGACAAGGCCAAGTCGGCCACGACCGGGTTCGGCAAGCAAGTCGAAGACATCCAGAAGAAGTTCTCGACGGCGTTCAAGGACATCGCCCTCGGTTTCATTGCCCCGATGGTCATCGTTCAGAACATCCTTGGGATGATTAAGGCCGACATCGAGAAGGCCAAGCAGGACGCCAAGGAAGGGCTCGACCTGATCGCCAAGGGCGACACCCAGTTCGCTACCTCTCAGCAGAAGCGACAGGCATCCTTCGTCCAGTACCGCATCGCCCAGCAGGAGGAAGAGCAGAAGGTACGCCTCGGCGCTCAGAAGATTTACGAGGACTTCCTGAACACCCGCGAAGGGCAAGGCATCTACAACAAGTACCTCCCGCAATTCTCCGGCCCTGAAGGTGAGGCCACGATGTTCACCATCTCCGAAATGGCCCAGACGCAGAAAGTCCGCGACGAAATCGAGGCTTGGTTTAAGGCCAACGAGGATAAACTAATCGTCCCGACCGCCGGCAATAAGGCCAAGGCCGCCGACTTCAAAGGCCCCGAAGGCTTCGGCAACGTCATTGGCGTTGGCCCGAACCCGGTCATGGAAGCCATGAACGCCCAGCTCGAAGAGCAGCGCAAGCAGACCGGGCTTCTCCAGAACCTCGTGGATCGTAATCCTTTCATGTCCGAAGACTTCACCAAGACCCCTCAGAAATAATTTATGGCTATCGTAAAGAACGGCAACGCCCTCACGACCCCGGTCCAACAGCCCGGGGCCAAGATTTCCGACGACGGCTACGGCCTACTTACGGCCACGGTCATCTGGAAGGCGGACGAAAGCGCCGCCCTTGGCTCGGTCGTCAACCGCGGCTCGACCTGTCCCATCAATGCCAACTGCAACGCCCACCGTTACAGCATCACCTATGACGCGCTCGGCATCGCCACGCTGACGGTCGATTATGTCGGCATCGACGGAGGGGCTTCGTCCACCGACCCGCAGATCACCGGCTCGCAGGGGCTGACTTCGGATAACATTACGACCCACCCGAACTTCTTCGAGCTGTATAGCGCAGGCGGTTTCACTGGTACGCCCATCGCTGGCGTCGGCACGGGCTCCCTTGCGACCCCTGCATACACTGCTGTCACTGGCCCTAACGGCTCGACTGAGTACCAAGGCAACAACGGCGCCACCTTCGAGGCCGTGACTGGGCGCAAGTTCCTCGGCTTCAAGAAATCCGAGTTCAAGGATTTCTATGGAAAGACGAACTACCTAGCCCCGCAGTGCTCCCTTTCAGGCGTCTTCTACACCTCGTCGGCTACGCTAGTTAACAACCTACGCAACGCGGTAGGCAAGACCTCCGGCACTGGCACGTTTGCTTCAAAAGAATTAGTCCCGACTTACATGGGAACGTCCTTTACGATCAGCGGGAAGAACCAGTTGCTCCTTGCTCAGGTTTCCTTCGAGGACTTCGGCCTGCTCTACAAGGTCCAGTACGAGCTGCGCTTCAACCGCGAGGGCTACGTCGCCGCCGTCTACGCCGCCGCCTGATGAAAATCCAACCCGGAGTCGGCTACACCTTCGACTCGTCCTCGAAGGGCTTCACCCTGGACACTTCCGAAGCGTTCCCCAGCCCTGACGGTCAGGCCAACAATCACCCCTTCAAGGTCATCAACATCACCTACGACGTCCCGGGCACGGCGTGGCTCTATCAGGTCGTCCCTGGCACGCTCAACAACGTGGTCGCCCAGATCGAGGAGGACAGCGTCTGGGTCAAACTAGACCGCACTACCTCTGGCGTCCCTGACTGGCCTGTGTCCGTGATGACGCCCTTCGACGCGACGACCAAGAAGTGCTATATCTACCTGCGGGCCGGCAAGGACGCCACGACCAACGACTTCCCCAGTAACGACGACACCTCGGCGAACTACCCACGCATCATCAACTCGGACGTCGAACTGGCCGACACGAACACCTACGGCTATGTGCTCCTGGCTGTCGCCACTGAGGCCACCGGCCCCAGCATCTCGGTCGTGCAGTATGTCAGCGGCTCGCTGTGGGGCGACCGTATCAAACTCGGCACCGACACGGCGCAGTACTACTACGCCCGCATCTGATGGGCTACATCATCGGAGACAGCGGCATCGGCATCAACACTTGGGCCAAGCTGCGGGGTGCGGTCATCCAGAATACGGCGCCCACTAGGTTCGACGGGAACGAGGTCTACCCGGACACGGGCATCGCCTTCAAGACCGAGCAAGGCAACGGGCTGCTTGTGCGCGGCCTCAACTCCAGCCTTGGCATCGCCGACCTGACCATGCGGATTGATGACACCGACTTCTACTTGGCGGCTCAGAACTTCGACGACAGGTATCACGCGACACTGATTGGGGAGGATGTCGAGAACGACTCAGCCGAGGTCTACACCATCACCTCGGACGCCTTCGTCCCGCCCAACTACCAGACCCTGTCCCCGACGCCTACGACCTACACGATCGTCGACATCGGCCTGTTCGACCCCATCACCTGACCCCCCCTTCCAATCGGGGCAAGGTTAGACCCGATGAGCTGTCCTAACACCGTAACCTTTAAGCGCGGGACGTCCTTCGCCGCCTCTTGCGCCTATACTCCTTCGGCTGGTGCTCCTGCGAACCTCATCGGCACCACCATCACGTCGACCATCATCGACTCCCAATACAATCAGTACGGCCTGACTGTGACGATTGCCGGCAACGGCCTTTCCTTTACCGCCGTCTACCCTGATGACTCATCCTCGTGGGCTATCGGCATGGCCAAATGGGATGTCCGCTTCGAGTATGGCGGCACCGTCTTCTATACGACGACCATGCGCCTTGACGTGATCGGCGAAGTGACCCCTTCCTAATATGTCCACCCTTGCTGTCACCCTGACTGGTATCGCTCCCGCGACTCTGACCATCGAACTGGGCACGCCAGGCCCGCAGGGTCCGACTGGTCCGACTGGCCCGACTGGTGCTACTGGCCCGCAAGGCCCGGCTGGCCCTGGCGTCCCTGCTGGCGGCACGGCAGGCCAGTACCTTCAGAAGATTGACGGCACGAACTATAACACGGACTGGGTCACGCTGAACCTGTCGGCCTACGCCCCTCTTGCCTCCCCTGCCTTCACGGGCAACCCCACCGCCCCGACGGCGGCCCTTGCGGATAACGATACCTCCATCGCGACGACCGCCTTCGTCCAGCAGGAACTCCTCTCCGGCACGGCCAACGCCCGCAACCTAGAGGTCTACGTCCGCAACCAGACCGGCTCGACCATCCCTGCCGGCTCCATCGTCTACATCAACGGCGCAACGGGCAACCGCCCGACGATCACCAAGGCCCAGGCTAACAATGACGCGAACTCCGCCCAGACGTTCGGCTTCACGAAGGCCAGCATCGCGAACAACGGCTTCGGCTTCGTCATCGTGCGCGGCGAACTGGAGAACATCGACACGTCGGCTCTGACCGAAGGCGATCAGCTCTACCTCTCCCCGACGACCGCCGGAACGTGGACAACCACCAAGCCCTCCGCCCCGCAGCATCTGGTCTACGTCGGCATCGTCGTCCGCGCTCATCCGACGCAGGGCGTCATCCTGGTCGCCGT